AAGCAGGGCGGTGACGGTGATATTGGTGTTCATGATCTTTCTCCCTCTTTTGACGATGGCCTATTGTTGCCCTGAAAGCCGACCCACGAAGGGCTGGCAAGCTTGTCGGTTGATCCACCGTTGCCCGCTGTCACCGGGCAAGAGTTGAGCGACTAATCTTCGTCCGGGCCTTCAACAGGCCCGATGGCGGCCGCAAGTAGAATGTCTTCGGGGATATCTACCGAGTCCCATCCAGACCAGCCTGCTTCAAGCAAGTTATCAAGGGCGGTTTGGGCATCGCCTTCAGTAGCTTCGCCACCAAGGCGCTCGGAAATGGCGGAGAGATTGGCGTGTTGGTCGATGATCATGATTTCCTCCTAGTGATTGTCGGTCGCGTTCATCGCTTCCATGACTTCATCTTAGCATGAATAAACTTCCGGTCAAGCATTTTAGATAATGATTGGTTTTGATGCGATAGTTACAGGCTATACACAGCAGAAAAGACCCTTAGGTGTAGGGGTCGTAGTCCCTGCGACTGCTTGAGACGCGCAACGAATCCAGCGGGGACTTTTTCGCGACGGGAAACGCAAAGGAGATGATAAGAGAGTCTGCGCGGTTTGGAGACGGCAGGCCGCGCGCCTTCATGTCCTTCTTGCTCTCGATCTGGATCTTCCCGTCAATTCGCGGCACCGTCTCGGGGGCCTGGAGCTCGTCGCGCAGGGTCGGATCTTCTGGGATTGCCCCGCCACTCTTGAGCCAGTCGCGGGCCTGCTTCCACATCTCGGCCCGCTTGTTCAGGCACCCTGGGTCAGCAGACTCGCCCGCAAACCATACGAGCGTCCAGTCTCGGCCAAGGCCTTGCCCGGCAGAGACGATCCCGGTTCCGTAGCCCGCATCAACAAACACAGCGTCGGCCTTCTCTTCGTCCTCATACATGGCCAGCCGCTGCGCAACAATCAGATCATTGTCGTTCTTCGCCAGCGTCGCAAGAATGCGGAAAGCCAGCCCCTGGCGAATGCCGATCACGAGTTCGTCATCGCCTTCCCACGCTGGGTCGCAGGTCAAAATCTTCGCGGCGAAGTTGTACTGCTCCGGGCGAAGATGTCTGCCGTATGCGCCCGTCACGTCCGCCTCACTGATGAACTGCCGCGCCGACATGGACGGGAACATGCCGCGAACGCGAACCTTCACAAAGTCCGAGTCCTCACCGAAGTCCTCAACCCACTTTGCAATCTGCTCCTTGTTCGTGCCTTCGACCGTGCGGCTGTCGATCTGGGCGCACTTCCAGCGGTGCTTGAAGCGCCGAAAGCACTCACGGAATCGCCCGGTGTTGCGCGTGGGGTTGCCGAAGGCAATCCAGATAATTTCTGTGCCCTCGTCGGTAAGCGCGCCCTCCGCCACTTCCCACACTTTATCGGCGATGGCTGACGCCTCGTCGAAGATCAGGACGATGCGCTTGCCCTTGTTGTGCAGGCCGGCGAACGCTTCGGTGTTGTGCTCGCTCCACGGGGTGAAGTCCGCGCGCCAGGTCTTGGAGTGGCCCGGGTCTTTCGTGGCAATGCTGGTCGCGTTGATGTCGAACCAGCTCGATGTGATAGACAGCCGCGCCCACTTGCCCACCTCCGGGCTTGTCTTGGTCCGAAGCTGGTTGTCGGTGTTGGCCGTGATGACGACCTTGCAGTCATCGCATGTGCTCAATGCCCAGTTCGTGACCATGCCGATGAACGCTGACTTGCCGATGCCGTGGCCGGATGCCCGGGCCAGCATCAGCGGCTGAAAGCGCGTGGCCGGGTCTTGAAGGTGGTCGCGGATCTGGGCGAACGCCTCGCGCTGCCAGGCTCGCGGGCCGTCGTATTCCTCAAGCTCGCCTACGCCCCAGTCGTAAGCAAGCTCAGACCAGCGCAGGGGGTCGCTGTCGCAGTCGGCGGCGAGCTGGATGATCTCTTCTTCGGGGCTCAAGTGCCTCCCCTCTTCTTGGCTCGCGCAAGGCGCTCGGCGAGCGCGCCTGTGATGCTCACGTCGAGCTTGTCATTGAACATCCCAAGATGGCGCATCGCATTCGCCAGCGCGGCGCCCTTGTCGGCAATCTTGTACTTGAGCACCTGCCCAATCCCGATTTCTGAATTCCCAACATTCACCACGTCCAGGCCGCTGATTGCCGCGGCGGTGTCGTCATCGAGCTCATGGATGGCCTTCGGGCTGCCGTCGCCGTGGAACATCTTGCGCGGATCGAAGAAGGCGAGGCGCGCAAGCTCTTGAAGCACTCGGTCTTGGGTGATGTTGGTGCGGGCCTGGCGCTTGGCCATGGCCTCTTGAACAGCAGACTGAACACCAACATTTCCCAACAGCCTTGGACCCTGCTGCAATGCAGTCTTGGCGCTATACCCGGCCCTTATCGCCGCCTGCGTAGCGTTCAGGTCCTTCAGGTACTCTTCGACAAAGAGCTGTTGTTTTTTAGTCAGCGCCATGACGCCCCCCAAATTGCCACACTGCACACTGCACACTGTTGGCGCTCATCGTTCAATCTCCGCGCCATTCCTGGCTTTGGTGGTGTGCGTGGCGAGAACATCAAGCAGCCACGGCACCCCGTTTCGCCGAATGATCGCGCGCCATTTCAAGGGCAAGCGTACCCGCAGTTCCACCATGTCCTGCTGCGATTTCTTGGGCTCCGGGCGCTCGACAATCATTCCGCGCTGGCCTCGGCGCCGACCGGTGCAAATGTCGCGAACACACGACTTGCTGACGCGGTACTTTTTCGCGAGCTGAGCATAGGACCGTATCGGCGCATCCTCCGGCCCGCGATCACGCAACAGCAGTTCGACTTCAGCGTCGGTGAGCACGGCGCGGCGGTGCCCTTCGCCGATGCGCTGGCCGCGATCATTGACCTGGACCTTCATCACACCTCCTTCACTTCGATTCCATGCACCGCTTTCATCAGGTGCCGCTTGATCCGGTACGCCGCAGCCTTGGCCGTGGCCCCGCTCTTCACGTCCTCAACGATCCGGCGGCCGCCCTCGGAATAGACGAAATCGGCTACGTACTTGAGGGCCGGCTTGGCCCGCTTCTCATCCTCAAAACGCACGGACGGAGCCAGTTCAAACGCCACCTGCAGGGCCAGGTTTTCGATGACGCCCTTCTGCTCTAGGTAGCGCAGCTCCTGGTAGCGCCGAGCCTCCTTTTTCGAGTCGAAGCGGTGGCCCTCGACGACGGTGAGTTGGTTGCGGTACTTGGCGCCTTTCAAAATCGGCCGTTTAAGCGATTTTTCACCATCGCTGCTATGGTTTCCTATCCGACCCTGTTTCAACGCAGCCACGGGCCGATTTTGGCATTCTGCGTCGATTCCCTGCTGCTTCATTCGATCCACTTTCCAGACTCCCCGCGATTTCCTGCGTTCCACTGCCGTTCCGCCTCCGTTTTCAGCGCCTCGTAACCCGCACTGCGCCGCATCGCTTCGATGGCCTCCGCGTTGCGTTCCACTCGCCAGCGGATGAGCTGGCGAACGAGGCAGCGGCGCATGTGCTCTTGCTCCGTCATGCAGCCGCTTCAAGCTGCTCGCGGCACACCCGCTGCCCGTCCTCGTCGGTCCAGACCTCGCCCAGCGCATCGGACGCCAGCGATACCTGGGCCATCATCAGCCGCTCTCCGGACAGGTAGCGGGCGCGCAGCTTGTGTGCCCAGTCCTTGCTGGGTAAGTTCGCCGCGACCTTGGCGGCGATGGCCTGGGCCTCGGCCTGTCGGGCTTCGATCACCGACGGCGGGACGTTTGGCGCTGGCAGCGCCTTGTGATCCGGTTTCGGGCACGACTGCCGGCAGAGCTCAACAAACTCGGGCAGCGTCGGCGGGTGCTTCGGCAGCGTGTCCAGCACTCGGCGGATCGCGTCCGGCCGCTCCCGAAAGCCGGCCAGCTTCTCGGCCCACATGTCCATGGCGTTCTGCAGCCCCACGTCGTCGCCGTTGGTGTCTGCCTGGCCGCTGCGCCACATGTCCAAAAACCGCGTCCCGTAGTTGCCCTGCAGCTCACCGAAGAGCTTTCGGATCCACCCCAGCGGAAGGGGCTGGCGTAACGTCGATTGTCCTGCGCTCATGTCCATCGTCTTGTCCTGCGGGTCCGGGGTTGAAGATCGCCTTTGCTGCTGCTGCCCTGCCCTCCGAGAGGGTGCGGGGCTGTCCGGGGGATGCCCGGGCGTTTGGCCTGCCTGGCGGGGCCTGTCCGCCGCGGAGCTTCTGGGCCTTCAAGTTCGTCAGCAGCTTGTGATCCCACTGGTGCTGACTCATCGCTGCGCCTTGGCCGATCCAGTAGCTGCGGAATTCGGCGACGGCCTCGGCGGTGGGGGCGGGCGCTCCGGCTTGTCGAGCCAGGGTCGGGAAGTGGTCGGATGGCTCCCAGGACAGGTCCATCGGGAATTCCCCCTCGCGTGCGGTAGGAGGGGTAGGAGGTTCCTTTACCTTCCCTTCCCTTCCCCTCCCTTCCGGGGGTGAACACTCCTCGTTCGTTCGATGATTGTTCGGCGAACATTCGGCGAACACTGCATTTTGAGCAGAGGAAGCGCGGGCTGCGCGGCGCTTTGGAGCGCCTTCAGGGATAGTCCCGTCGGGCCTTGGATGCTTGTATGTGGGCTGGTCAATCTTCTGGTGATGCCAGCCTGTAACGAGCCAAAACACGCGACCATCAACCTCGTATTCTTCGATCAGGCCCTGCCCTTCCAGCTCGGCCACCAGGGTTCCGATCTCGGATGCCGTGATGTCATCAGAAGGGAACACCTCGGCCTTCAGCGTCTTGCAGCTGGCCGGGTGAAT